TGCCTGGATGTTAGCAGTTGCACTAGATCCGTTATAATTAATGGTAGTCGCAGCTCTAGTATACTGTAAGTTGTTCTCTACAGAACCGCCAGTGACTGTATGATTATGTGTAATATTTGCACCACTATGAGTGACCGTAGTTGTACTAGTTTGATACTTCACAATGTCAATTGAAGTACTATCCTGAAGGTCATTATCAAAACCTTCATCTCTCATATCAGATTCATACCACACGTCATTGTGAGTGTGAGCAGCAGTTTTTCCAATATCAATTGTATTTGTTGTCGATGTCCCGTTATTTTCAATGGCAAAAGTTGGTTGCCCAGAAATATTAGCTGTATAAACACTATCTTCAATGGTTCCGCTCATTGTTGTAGTAACCACTGATGCTATGCTAGCAACATATCCTATACCAGCTCTTTCATAAATGCCGCCAGAAACATTGTTGCCCATAAATTCCTGCCCAGCTGAACTGTTAGGAACTAAGACTTTAGCACCTAGATTAGGAACTGCAAAACTACCTCCAGTAAAGTTGCCATCCGAATCAAACGTAGGGTTAATCAAAACTGAAGAATCTATTCCAGGATTAAAAGCACATCCAGGAACACCAGATCCTCCTGATGGACCAACCCCAATAACTCTAGCTAAACCAGGAAAATCTTGAGCTTGATAAACTTTGCCATCGCAACGTAAGTATCCACCAGGGACACGTTCTAATAAGTTTGCATCAGATTGACATTCCTTTGAAAAAGGAACAATCACTCCAGGTGCAACACCTTGAGCTCCTCTAATATTAGCATATACTTTCGCCATTGGTTGTGATGCCCTAAGATATTTAGTAAGCTTTAATCATATAAACTGCTGTTTGATGCGGTTGAGTAAAGTCCAAAACGGCATTACCCATACTATCATAATTATTAACCGACATATTATCAGAATTATAAGTATCAGAGTACGAATTAATTGCCATACTTCCCTTATCAATTACAATCTGCATTGACTCGTGACCGTGAGCTTGGGGTGGTTTAGTCATTCTATTATTTTCAAAATCATTAGGACCACCAATTTTAACACCAGCACCCTGTCTGTTGATAATAGATCTAGCAGTTTGAAATGTAATATCACTACCACTTTCACCAGAAGGGTTTCCAGTATGCTGAGAATTTAACGCTTTAATATTAGGATTATGCCCGTGACCAGGAAGGTTTTCGAGACTCATCATCCTACTTTGATAATGAATTTGTTTTCTAAAAATCGAATTAGAACTTGTCATCTGACCAGTAGCATTTCCAGTTAAGGTCGATGAACTATATTGAATTACTTTATTGGGTCTACCATTAATAGACCAATCTGCATTCAAACTCACATTTCCGCTATTATTATTTGAATCGCCAACGTAAGTAGATCCCTTATGGAAAGGTATCTTACCATTGTTTAAATCAGGGACTTGAAATTGACCTGATGCATCAGAACCACCATAAGTGTATCCAATAACAGCTTTAAGTAAAGGATAATCATCATTGGCGTTGGCACCACCATCACACGCCAACCATCCAGGAGGAAGATCTGAACTACCTCCACCCCACGCCATAATTGTACCGATCGCGGCATTTTTGAAGCCGCGAATTTCTTCTAGATTTTTTGACATTAGAGTTCGATTATACGCCAACCAATAACAGAGTTGATATAAAGCAGACCGAAACCTGCGCCAGGTGTCTGAATAATTAATTCTCCACCAGCATCTCCTTGAATAGGATTGCTGCTGCCAGATCCTGTAGTAATCTTAATTTGCTTATTGTAAGTCAAAGCATCAGTAACATCCAAGAAACGAATCTGATCACCTTTTTGAGGTGATGTAGGAAGTGTAACCACAACTTGCGTTCCAGTAAATGTAGTAACATAGTAATTAACGTTACTGACTACCGTGATGTCCGAATCAATTTCTTCCCACTTACGACCAGCAGTAGGTGTAAAGTAACCAGTAACTTGATTTATGTCAATACTACCATCAGTATTAACTTTAAAGTTATTAGAGCCACCACTATTTACATCTAGTTGTCCGCCCTCAAGTTCAATATTGCCAGTGACAATTTGATTTCCACCGACATTTAAGTCACCGAAGATACCAGCACCACCATCAACAATCAGAGCTCCAGAAGTAGAATTTGATGACGCTGCATTACTATGAACTCTAAGTGTACCAGTATTATCACTGTCGTTACCAACAGCGGTATTACCAGTTGCAGAATCAATATAGAATGTTGTGTCTGTGGAAATATCTGCTTTCTTGACAGTAAAGTCATCTCCCAGAGTTAGGGATCCAGTAGAACCAATTCTAGAATTAGGAACACTAGCAGTACCATCACCAACAAAGTCAACCTGACCAGTAGGTGTTACCTTCAGTCGAAGATCACCGTCATCAAAGATAGTGAAGACTTCAGTAGCACTGATCTCAATTTTAGTAGAACCATTGACCCATAGTTTCTCCGTGGCGCTAGGAGTTGCTTCACCGATAGACACATTGCTATTGGCATCCATCTGGATACCACCGCTAGCATTACCGATACGAGCAGAACCATCTGCCTTAACAACTAGCTTCGCAGTAGAAGCATCGTCAAAATGATCATTGCCCCAAACTGCATCGCCAACAACAATGTTTTGACCAGCATATGTCACATAGTTTAGTGAATCATCTGCTTGTCTCTGATCAATGTCACTCTTAAGAGTAGAACCAGAGTCAATCTGGTACATCTTATTAAGACCGCCTCTTACATAGAGTGCCTTAGTGACTGTCAGATCACCAACCATCTCGTGTTGACCACCACTGAGGGCAGTGAATGTGCCATCGATAGTTAAGCTACCACTAGATTGACCACCACCGACTGCCTCGCTCTCTCCACTGCCTACAGCACCAGCTCGGGCAATGATATCACCACCAACCCAAAGACCGATGGATCCAACAACTTCAGCTGTATCACCCGTGTTGATAGAGACACGACCCACGCCGTTGCCATCATCATCGAAAGCACGGAAGGTGTGGATACCAGTTGGGTTAAGGTTATCGCCACCAGCCCATAGAGAGTTGCGGAAGATACCAGAACCCTCAACGTCCAGAGTCTGCAGAGGAATCACGCTACCGTTGGTAACGCGAGTATTCTTCAGGTTGACCCCCAGACGCATATCGTTGCCTGTAGCAATCGAAGTAGAACCAGTGCCAGTGGTGTACGTGGTTAGTGCGTCCGCACCAATAACACCCCACTCTCTCCATCCATAGGAGGGAGTCTCACCTTGCTGGAATCCATCAGTCTGACACCAGATCCAACCCACCGTGGTGTTATAGTTGACATTAGCAATTCTATGTGCTTCACCAACAGTTTCAGTACCACGCAGTTCAATTGTACCCTCTTGCTTAAAGCTTTCGGATGCAGGAACTGTCTTGTCTTTCGATGTCTTGATCGAATAATTAAGACCAGAGGAAATGTTTCTGGGGTTAAGTTCCCAAACAGCGAACTGAATAGTGTTTGGTTTAAATGGAGGGTTGAAGACCATATCAGTCTCAACCAGTGCAGGGTCAACACCAGCAATACCAGTGTTAGCAACTGACTTAATTGTCAGAGAACCAGGGTCATCGGAGCTGTCAGCAAACTGATCACCAACCTCAATCGTAACAGGGGTAGAGAAGAATGTACCACCAGGTGCAGAGATCTGGAAGTCATTGATCAAGTCAAACTTAACTTTGTTGTTGACAGTTAGAGTGTCAACTGTGACATCGTTAGTGTTGGACTCTTCATCTTGGTTCTCACCAGCGACTCGCAGCACGGAGTCATCAATCTTAGTCTCTTCACCAGAGATAGCGTTGATACGCTGGTTACCCACGAACAGGTCACCGTTAGCGTTCAGACCAGAGTAGAAGACCACACCGCCGTCTTGACGCTTCGCCTGAGAGAACAGGACTTCATCGTCAGAGAGCACATACTCCTGTCTAGAGGGGAATGCAGTGGAGTAGTTACCAGGACCGAAACCAGTGTATTCAAAAGTATGGTTGCCAGAACGTGCCTGTGAAGGACGACGCAGCTCCATATAGATTCGTCTATCAGCAACAGCACTACTAGTACCCTCAACACCGATTAGACGATCTTCGCGAGAAGCAACCGCCTTACCATCCATTGCACTGAGAGTAACAGTCGTATTTCTCTCTACGTTGAGAAGGAGAGATTCAACTGCTTCTTTTGTGACACTGTTCTTGTTATCATCAGCAACCACGAGACCGTGGACATAGTTATCAGCAACAGAATTACTGGCAGGAGCATCTTTAATCTGCGATCCATCACCATCAGGGTCAAACCACAGAGGATCGTCAGCAAATAGCTCAGGATACAGTCTTTCGGTAGGATGTCCGAACTTGAATGTATTAAACTCAGAAACTGAAGGCGAGAAGTCACCACGTAAACAAGTCAGGTAGTAAATACCATCCTGTTGGTTATAGATTCTGCGGCGCAGAGTCTTAACGCGATACACATAGTAAGTGTTTTCAACTTCCTCAACATCAGTAACACTGACAATCTTATAATCTTTCTGGTTACCGTCAGCTTCATCACGAACAAAGTCTCCAGGAGTCAGCGTGTAAGCAGGGGCATTACGGATAACATACTGTTTGCCGAGATCAGATTCGTAATCTTTAAAGTCGTCACGACCACCATTGGGTTTCTCAGCGAGAATACCAGTTGCAGAACCACTAGCAAAAATAGTAGTGGTACTATCATTATACTTCAGAGTAGGCAGTAGAGGGAAATCACTACGAAGGACTAAACGAGTAGTACCACCCTCAATATAAACTTTATGAACGACAGGCAAGTTGCCACTAATCTCACTGCTATCAGAGAAACCAGACCAAGCAACTGCAAGTCCTAGCGTGAAAGTACCTGTAACACTGGAGAGTTTAACCTCAGTTAAAATTGTACCTGATGCTAAAGCTGTACCAGCAGCAATATTAGTATTAATTGTGTGATCGAAGACCGTCAATTCAATGCGATCGGTACCACTAATATTCTTTAGTCTGGCAGATTCGATGGTAAATTTGATACCACAATCAGACACCAAAGACTTGCTGTTGCCAGTCAGATAGGGATCGTAATTATAATCTGCTTCAATTGCGAGGTTGTCTCCACTAGCAGGATCAACAGTCGGAGAATCACCAAAGAAGACGGGAATATCAGTAGTTGCATCAACAGCTTCCAGAACAATCTTCTGAGGTCTTAGTCTTCTATTCTCGTCAGTTCTGACCTTAAGGACATAACCGAGCAAGGGTTCTCTAACGTTGTCAATTTCCTTTGGTACAACGTATCTGAGTCTATAGATACGGTCATCTTCCCTACGGCGATCGTTGACACGCTTGATATAGGTGTTGGAAGTTGTGATGACTTCTTCATTAACATACTCCGCAAGAGTGGAAACACGTTGATAGATTTGGTTTGGTTGCTGAGCTGTGTTTAGTACATTCAGATACCACAGACCATTACGACCAGGAGATGCAGTCATCTCAGGGTCATATTTTAGAGGATGCCTAGTATTACAGGAGAAGATAAAGACTTCATCTTGATTGGTAACACCAACAGTACCACTAGATGTAAATGAATATGGAACACCACCACCTTGAATAGCAAGTGCTGATGACAATGCAACCTTTAACTTATTAGTATTACCAGCAGTATTATCGTAAATGGCATAATACATCTTGTTCGCATCAATACCACCAGGCAGTTGCGAACCAGGCTTAGCACGGAAGAAAACAGGAGTTGCTGCTTTAGTAGCAAAACCTTTATCAAAAACGTGAGAAGATTCTAAAGTAAATTCATTAGTAGCAGGGTCAGCATTGACGACCTTGTACTTAAATGGAGTTGGGTTGACATCAAAGATGTACTGCTGCATCGAGATCTGAACGCCAGCGTTCAATGCCTCGGGGATATTAATTGCGTTACCCGCAGCTGCATCATCCTCAGATGCTGCCAGAAGGAATGTGTTGAGGTCTTCTGTAGGGAAAGTCTGATCGGGCGGTACAGGCGCTGTATGGCGACCAGGAGCAATTACATAATAAACAGTGTTTGCTTCCAGACCTTTAGGTAGTCTGACTAGTTCGTTGCCAATATTAGGATTGACCCGTGTTGGAACTAAACGAACAGGTGTGCCTGTATACAGACCGTGTGCTTCAGGGCAGGAGAAGATCGTAGCACGATATACAATAGTCTCACCCAGAGCATTCTGCACTGACTGAGTAGCAGTTGCCAGACTGCTCACCGTAAAGGTGTCGAAACCAGATGGAGTAAGTTGTGCTGACCTTTCCTGAGGACCAGATTCACCAGCAGAAATATCAGGATCTAGCTTAGCATAAATTCTATCTTCACGCTTAGAACCAACTTTATAATCCTGCAGAATGTAAGTTGGTGTGCTATCAGGATCAGCAATTTCCTCAGGTTCGCCTGAAAGGTAAACACGAGTAGAACCAGCTGGTTCCTTAGAACCAAGAATATCAATACCGTAGTATGGAGGTTGGGTAGTATCGTCTAGATCAATTGTTTGTGGAGGAACAATATCAGTAACGAAACCGTGCTTGTCTTGGAAGAAAGCAAATCCCTTAAATCCGATAGCATCCAGAGCGGTGTTACCGAAGTTAGAGTTAGAGTTGGTGATTGAAATGTCAGCACCAGACTCAATCAGGAAGTGATCTGCAAAACCCACCGCGAAGATGGACACAGCCTGAATGAACGCATCATTCGACAATCTAACGTGAGCGTTTCTCCACTCATTCTTAAAGTATGCTCTACCATCTGTGTGATAAGGAGTGGTAGCAAACGAACCAGTTGCCAGTTCTTCAGGGTCAGTAACAGCAACACCGTTCCAAGCAGATTCAAACTGCGCAGTTTCTTCGTTGAACTTAGTAAACGCACGATCGTCTTTCTGCAACGAAACGCCCGTGTACTGAGCACACACCATCGACTTGAATCCAGTAACCTTGGATCCATCAGCGTGCATACCTGCCAGACCCCAAGTAGAACGGATCGACAGGTTAAAGATATAAGGAGATGCAGAGTCAACAGTATCAATCTCTGCCTGAACAACAGCGTTCTCATTCAGTCTGTTAGGAGGAAGAGAAGCTGTCGTATATGTCTGACCAGAGATCAATGTCGGAATTGACTGGTTGACACGATAGTAGAAAAGAGTGTTATCTGCGGGATCCAGACGTGTAATCAGGAATGAACCGTGCAGATCATTAGTTAGTCCAGTATCATCGATGGTAACAAATTGAGCTACGAAATAACCGTGAGGTGCTTTCGTTTTAACTCTAATTTCAGTTGCATTACCACCCAATGCCTGTGGAGTGATCGACTCAATAACCTTTTTGTCAGAGAGTGGACCCACAATACGGTTTTCAAGATCCGTCTCTTGAATAGCACCGTCAACGTTAATATCGACGACCATATTTTCATATGCGTCACCAATTTTGTCGTAGTAGAGTTGCAGATCTTCAGCATCTGCAAACTCAAAGTTTGTAATCTTGTGGTGAGAAAAAGTTGGGTCAGCTTTATTTCCAGAAGCATCAAAGTATACCTTCTGCTTACCATCAAAGATAGAGAATTGCCAGAAGTAACACCCACCAGTTACATTAAAAATAGATGTCTTTGGAACCGACACATCTGTTGGGTTTGGCACATACAGAGGACGAATCTTTGTCTTCCTGAGGTCCATACCCACCAAGGAGGTACCTCTAGGAACAATAACACCACCAGTTGTTGAGTTAAACTTGTAGAGATCGTTTTGGGAGTTGCCTAAGTCAAAGTTCACATTAGATGTGAAATCTGCGATATCGTTAACAGAAAGAACACCAGGACGGTTGTCAATATAGTGGTCTCCAGGAGACAACACGACTGTAAATTCGTCAAATCGATCGTTATCAGGACCCGATTTATACGAAAATCTAGCAACTTCGAGAAAAGCTCGCTGAATACTCTTAAATGGTCGAGTTGGGGAGTTGCCCCTGTTGTTCACATCATCCGACGCATTAAAGTCATCAGGAGAAACATAAACAAAACGCCCAGTTTTACTGGAAATTAGATTCTCTAGTCTGGTAAGTGCCATTACCTAAAAATTATTATGATGGTGGTCCTGTCTTGGTATTTATCAGACGAACATTCCTTTGTCTGACATATATCGAAGTGTAGTCTTCATATCGCCAATGTGCGTCATACCAATTGCACATTGAGGATAAGTTGCTTCATTTCCAAATTCATTTCTGAATTGATAATCTTCAAAGTCTTTTCCTAGCTCATATCTATGAAAGTCTTCAACACCTTCAATTTTCTTCAAAAGTTGTGCCATACGATCACACTCTTGACTACTGTTAGAGTATATAACTGCGGTTTTAGTTAGTACCATATTGACCCCAAAGTTTACGAACAGATTGAGTAATTGGCAAACCACCAATTCGTTTTTCCAGCAATAGTCCTGAGGGAGAAATAACTAGAAAAACAGGAGTAGCAGTTACGCCATATTTTTTAGCAAGAGCAAGATTTTCTTCTGGAATAGGAGTATCACTGAAGTCTTCCAACTCTATTTGTTCAATCAGACTCTCTCTTTCATCGTGAAGAGCTTTGATATATTTTTTAACTAAACCACAAGGACCACAGGAGTCCTTGGTAAACAGCAAAAATCGGTTCATTACTTCTCCTTGTGATCGTAGGTAATTACAATTTTCTGATGTTGGGTCTTTTTATCAGTGCAAATATAGTGAGTTGCTTCACCACCCAATATTTTGCATATGTTATCTAGTTGGATTTCGAGTGCGAATTTAGCAGCATCTTTCATAAGTCAAGCTCAAGTTGCAGTTTGCGTTCTTCTTCTATTCTATTGTGCTCTGCCCACATTTCAGCAACCATATCTATTGGTGGGGGTGTCTGATAAGGTGGTGATGGTTGTGATTGCCACTTATCAATCGTTTCCTGTGTAGGGACAGTAATTCGGAAGGGATAATCTTCCTCCTCAAACTCCTTATTCATATCAATATATGTTTGAGGAGTGATCTCAACTCTTTCCATTTTGTTCATACCAAGGGTGTTGATACAGCTTCAGAATTGAATCTTCTCCGTTTTCATAATGTTTGACCAATCTGTCAACTTGCTTTCGGTCAGCTCCACAAGGAGCGTTCTTCAAACACATAATAATTAAATCTGTATCACTGATAGCGGGTTTAATCGTAAACCCCCACTTATCAACTTCACCTTCAATAGGTGCTTCTGGACTATCGAACATCGTTTTTCTACGACAATAATTTGGACAATGAAATAACTAAGAGGAATGTAACCATAATAACGATGTCCCAAGATTTTGTCATTACAAAGTAAGGGAGTGTAGCACAGTCACCCAAGAAATTGAGTGCGACACCGAACGTTGTATTGATATGGAGGATAGTAAAATAAGCAATGATCACGAGACCACTGCCCAATACTCTCATAGGGACAATCACATTTGTCATAATGTTCTTTCTAATCTGTTTGTAGCTTGATCTGGAAAGTCTCTTGGTCTACTATCAGTGGCATTATCAGTTTTAGGAGAACCTTCGTTCGCCTTCATTGTATGCTGATAGTTTGGTCTCGGATATCTCATATAGAATGGATCAGGCATCCAATAGGTAACTTGCCATTCTTGTTCGGGACACAGCTCAAGATGTTTATCTACACTATGGCAGAAACTACCGAGTTGAATGTATCCATCGTGAGTGATGCATTTGTTGTCGCCATTAGCAACTAAGAACATCATCTTACTACTCAATCTCGCTGCCTCCAATCATCAGGTTTGTCTCGTTGAAACCAATCTTTAATGTCATCAGCACTGTTGAACCCCGTTTTATGATTGGATGGATCGGGGTCTCCTAAACCCATCCTATTCAGAAAATCGTCGGTACTACCTTCTTCAATGTCTTGTGCTGCTTGGCGTCGTGCTTGCTTTAACCAATCCCTAGCAAGTGTGTGAGATTTAGCAAGCTTTTCTGCCCAGATCATATCGTCTAATTGTACTTCCTCCTTGTTTGCGATCTTTTTACAAATACCTTCTAGTCGAAGGCGATAGGCGGTAGAAAGCATAAGATTTAGTCTCTAAAATCTAGTTTTAGCTCAAGATCCTCTAATTTGAGGTATTCAGCGTGTGCAGTCTCTTGACGCTCACACACAATATTTAGAATATCAGTCATTATTGTGTCATTGTCAACATAGTCATCGATATACTTGTATATCGCTTCTTTCAAGTACCGATATCGATGCCATTCTG